AGCTGGCGGGCGTCGGAATTGGCAATATCCATCCGCACTTCGTTATGTTCCTTGCTGACCGCATGACCGCCGGAGATGGCGTCGGTTGTCGTGGTCTGGCCTAAAACCAGTTTTGAAATGGCCTGGTCATAATATTCAATATGCCGCTGAAACGCGTCGCTGCCGGCGGAAGTTTCCGTCTTCAGAAACTCGATGACCATGTCCTGGGGAATAATTGCGGCTGCATCCGCGCCTATCGTATAGACGGCCTGAAGCAGATTTCTCTTGTCCTTGTCCGTCGCTCCCTTGCCGTATTTTCCCACTCTGAACGGATGACCGTAAACCTCAAGAAAAGAAACCCAGTCCTTGGCCGAATAGTTCTTGAACAAATACGGCCAAACGGCCGCCCGCGCCAGACCGCCGCGAATGTCAAGCCCGGATTTTGCTTTAATCGTAGTGTAGATATATTTAAAAGGCGTCAGTTCTTTTAAGCCTTCCGGCGTTCGCAGGCAGGGCGTTGCCAAATCATTGGCAACAAAGCCGAACCAGCGCGGATCTATCCAGTTTAATTTTTTCGGCAGCCATTGGTTTTCCGAAGTTTCCCAGACAATCTCGGTAACAGAAAAACCTTTGCCGATGGCGTCAAGCATGTCAAAAAGTTCCGTTTCCAGCGTGTCCCGCTTAAGAAAATCACGGATGAAATCGCTCTGGCGCTGCTCTTCCGAGCCGTCGCCGGACGGAACGACGGTTATGTCCAGCTGCGCAACGGTTCGCTTGCGCGTACTCAAAACGGTGCTGTACTGCGTGTCTTTTTCTTCCATCTCTTCCGCCAGCTCCAAATAGGCCAAAACGTCACCTTCGGCGGCATCTCTCAAAATCCGGGCCAGCTTTACCGGCGTCAGACCGTTGCTCGGAAACGAACTGTAATAATCCCGTACGCCGGCAATAACCGGCGAGGCCTCCTCCTGTGTCAACAAACTGCGGTTAAAATAGCTTTTAATCTTATCAAACATTATAAACATCCCTTCCAACTGCGAAAATCTTCCCGGCTTTCGTCAAGCTCTAAATCCCCGGTTCCCATGCAGCCTTCATAAACCGGAACGCCTTCCTTACTCATAGCGTAAATTCCTAAGACAAAAGCGATACAGCTGTCGCCGTGCCGTTTGTTGCCGTGTTCGTCTTTTGTCCGGATCTCGGCCACTGTCGGCACGCCTTTTGTCAGTTTGACCACCTTAAAATCGTTCAGAATGTTGGCGTTTCGCGGCAGGCTGACCCGTTTTTCTTCAAAATAGGCCTTGGCGCGCGGCATGTTCTGACTATACCATTGTGTGGACAGCATCACTTCTTCAACCGCGGCGGCGCCGTATTTCTGACAGGCGACTTCCGCCAGATATGAACCGTTGCCGCGGGCGTCATAGGCGGAAAACCGGAAAAGCGGCAGATGTGACGTGATATAATCGGCAATTTGCCATTGCTGCTCGTGGGGCATATTGCGAATTTCTAAGACAAACGCCGTTTTAAGATTAAGCCCCGCGTCTTCCTGCAAAACCGCGCAAACCGACAGGTCGCCGGAACGTCCGAAGTCGTAACCGAAGCCTGAAGCCAGATTCGGGTTCATTTTTTCAATAACCGGCTGAAGATTGTCTTTTATCCAATCGTTAACAAAATCAACCCTTTCAGCCGACGGGGCGGCGGTAAATTCAGGCTTGACCGCCAGTTCCAGAACCGGAATGTCCGGCTGCATACACTGTTCTACAATCAAACGGCTGAAATAATTTCCCGAGCCGTTGGCCGGAATGCAGTCCAGCTCTTCCGCCGCGCTGTCGCCGTAAAATTTGTAAATGTCGGCTTTCCATTGGTCTTCGGCTGCCTGGCTCCACTTTTTCCCCTGTTTTTGGCAAATCCGCTTATAAAGTCCCTGGCGCAGCGCGTCGTCAAAGGTGCAGCGCAGCAGCTTGTAGGGGCTTTTGCCGGCCCGGATGTCTTTTATCAGGTCGTTGAAAGGGTTGTCTTCGCCGTTGTGCGTGGAGATAATTAAGACCTGTCCGCCCCAGATAAGCAGCGCGAAAGCCGCTTTTAAGACTTCTTTTAAATCGTCATGGAAAGCGGCCTCGTCAATAATAACAAAACCCTGTTTACCGCGCAGCGCCCGGGCAACTGACGGCAAAGCGACAACTTCTTTGCCGTTGGCAAAGGTAACCCTGAAAGCCTTGATGTCTTTGTCCGGGTTGTCTGGATCCTTAAAGACATACTCTTCAACTTCCGAACAAACTTCGCCGATTTTCTTGGCCCATTCGCCGACATACTGGATAAATTCGCGGGCCATTTCGTAATCGTAGCCCATATAATAAGTCGTCTGCGCATTCTCGGCCGGCGAAGTGACAAAGACGGCGACCGCGGCCGCCGCCCAGGAATAACCGGTTCGGCGGGACTTTTCGACCACCGTCACCGGCGAGCTTATGGCGGTTTTGCTTAACAGCTGCTGATAATGTAAAAAAACTTTGTCCCGCTGAAACTCTTCCATATTAAACAATCCCGAAAATTTCGCGTTTAATAAAATCAAGGTTTTCTGCCGAAATGCCTTTTTTCTTACCGGCCTTTTCAACGGCTTGTGCTGCTTTCTCGGCAAATTCTTTGCGCAGCTGGATGACGTTTTCAACGTTTTGTTTAGAAGCCTGCACCAGTTTTTGCAGGGAAGAAGCCATAAAAAAGGCGTCTTTGCTGTCCATGGTAATGGATTCGCCGTCATTATTGACCATCATTTTTAAAATGAGCGAGTGCATCAGCTCAATATTGACCTGACTGACTTTGTTTTCGCCTTCATCGCCGAAGTTCTTAGCCAAGGCCTCGGCCACAATTCGCGACTGGCGGATTGATTTTGAAACTTCCTCCAGTTGCTTGCAATGCCTCCCCAGCGCCGAACGCGACACGTCAACGTCCAGTTCTTTAAGCTTTTCTAAAATCTCATCAATGGTTTTGCCGGCTTGGCGCAGCTGGCCGATTTTTTCGCGAATGGCGGCGGGGAGGCGGTCGATGCTTGAGTTTCTGGCCATGTCTTTTACTCCGGCCGCGGTTTTTTAACGCCCGGCACGGTTGCCCGGCCGCGGGCAACGTCCTCGCCGCGGGCAGTCAGACGCGCGACGGTAACCCGGCCGTCAAGCGGTTTCTCGACCGTAATCAGCCCCAGTTCCGCCAAGAAGGCAAAATCTGCCCAGATAACCTCGCGGCTGACACCGTGGCCGATTTCTCCCAAAGCTGTCTGCATAACGCTGTCGTTCAGGCTGTAGTCGTTGTCTTCTGCCAAAAAACGAAGCTCTGCAAGGCGGCGGTCTTCTGCTATGAAATCACGATAAGCCATTGTTATTTATCCTTACTCATTAAATAGTCCTGCTGGCGATCAAGAATTTTTTCAACACGCTGCAAAATTGCCTTTTGCTCATTTTGAACGCCTGCCATGTGTTCTATTGTCATCTGCATTTTATGGAAGTCTTTAAGCCCGGGCATATCGGCAACTTTCTGTTCGATTCTGTCGACACGGACAGAAACAGCTTTGACATCTTCTTTGGTTGCAAAACGTTTTTTTAGGCTCCACCATATCCACCCGCAAAAACCGCTTAAAATCCAAATCAGAAAATTTGAGTTGCTTTGTACAAAATCAACGATTGCCATGCTCTGCCTCCTCCTGACAATCAACACACAATTTCACGCCCGGCACGGCTTTGCGGCGTTCCTGCGGAATGACCGCGCCGCAGATTGCGCATTTATGCCGGCTTCTCAAGGCGCGATGCCGCTGTTTGCGGCATTCGTCCAGAGCAGCGCTGTTAAATGCGGCTATTTCAGCAGTTGCCAAATCCACAACATCAACCACGTTATTTTCCTTTAAGCGCGACAAACAAACCGTATAAGCTGGCAATGCCGGCGATAACGCTCATTAAATTGTCGGTAATCGTTGCCTGCGTGTCGGCCGAAATGTCAATGCCGCACAAACTCAAAATGCCGCAGATAACGGCAACCACGGAACCGATGACCGTCTTTGACTTCCAAAACGGCGTTTTTTCTTCCGAACTTTCTGTTGACATGGTAACTCC